CAATAGTCTGTACCCTCATCTTATTATGCAATATAATATTTCCCCAGAAACCCTCATTGAAAAGAGGCATCCATCCGCTACAGTTGATAAACTCCTCACAAAATCGTGCGAGATAGAGGGTACATATTGTGTAGCACCTAATGGTGCACAGTATCGTAAAGATATACATGGGTTTCTACCTGAGATCATGCAAAAGATATACAATGAACGCACGTTGTATAAGAAAAAAATGCTCAAAGCAAAAGATGAATATGAAAGACAACCATCTGCCAAACTAGAAAAAGATATTAGTAAGTTTAATAACATACAAATGGCACGTAAGATTCAATTGAACAGTGCTTATGGTGCTATTGGTAATCAATACTTCAGATATTATAATTTACGTAATGCTGAAGCTATTACTTATGGTGGTCAATTCAGTATTCGATGGATTGAAAACAAAATGAACTTGTACCTTAATAAGGTATTGAAAACTAAAGGAGAAGATTATGTTATTGCTAGTGACACTGATAGTATCTACCTCAATATGGGTCCTGTGGTCGAAACTGTATACAAGGGGAGAGAGAAAACTGATGAGAGCGTTGTTGGGTTCCTTAACAAGGTCAGTGAAATGGAACTTGAACCTTATATTCAAAATTCTTACGAAGAATTGGCAGAGTACGTCAGTGCCTATGATCAAAAAATGATCATGAAAAGAGAGAACATTGCATCAAGTGGTATCTGGACTGCAAAGAAAAGATATATGCTTAATGTTTGGGACTCAGAAGGTGTAAGATATAACAAACCCAAACTTAAAATGATGGGTATTGAAGCGGTTAAATCATCAACACCTGCATCTTGTCGTAAAGCTATTAAGGATGCCATATCTATTATGATGAATGGCACAGAAAACGATTTGTTATCCTTTATAGATAGTTTTAAGGATGAATTCAATTTGTTACCGCCTGAAGACATAGCATTTCCAAGGTCTGTAAATGGACTACGCAAATTTAAAGCGTCAGGAACCGTGTATACAAAGGGCACCCCTCTACATGTTCGTGGAACTTTGCTTTATAATTTTTATATCGCAAAGAACAAACTCCAGTACAAGTATCCGTTAGTTCAAGAGGGTGAAAAAATTAAGTATATCTATCTTAGACGACCAAACAAAGTCAATAATGAAAACGTTATCTCTTTCCTCAATACATTCCCTCGTGAGTTGGGAGTAGAAGGGCAGATAGATCGTGATGCCCAATTTAAAAAAGCTTTCCTTGACCCTTTACGAATCATCACAAATGTGATAGGATGGGAAACGGAGAAAGTATCTAACCTTGAATTTTTATTTGCATGACTTCATCATTTTTAAAAAGCATTGTCAAAGAAATTGACAATGACTACGCAGGATTGTTATCTGAAGGTGGCGTAGGTGACATTGAATCATATGTTGATACAGGATCATATATCTTTAACGCATTAGTTAGCGGATCTATCTATAAAGGAGTTCCTAGTAATAAGATTACTGCACTAGCAGGAGAGAGTGGTACTGGTAAAACATTTTTTTGTATGGGTATTGTGCAAAATTATCTCAAAGAAAACCCTGATGCAGGTGTAGTTTACTTTGAGAGTGAAGCTGCTATTACCAAAGACATGATAGATGATCGTGGTATAGATGGTTCACGTATGATTTTAGTTCCTGTTACTACAGTACAAGAATTTAGAACACAAGCACTACAAATATTAGAGAAATATCTTCAACAGAAAACAGAAGATCGCAAACCTATGATGTTTGTGTTAGACTCATTAGGAATGCTTTCAACATCAAAAGAACTAGCAGATAGTGCAGAGGGTAAAGACACCCGTGACATGACTAGGGCACAAGTTGTGAAGGCAATCTTTCGTATCCTTACACTTAAACTTGGTAAAGCTAATGTTCCCTTACTTGTTACAAACCATACCTACGATGTCGTTGGTGCATACGTCCCCACAAAAGAGATGGGTGGCGGTAGCGGTCTTAAGTACGCTGCTAGTACGATCATTTACCTCTCGAAAAAGAAAGAAAAAGACGGTAAAGATGTCATTGGAAACATTGTCAAAGCAAAGACTGCTAAGTCGCGTCTGACAAAAGAGAATGCATCAGTAGATACTAGATTATACTATGATTCTAGAGGTTTAGATCGTTACTATGGTCTATTAGAATTAGGAGAAAAGTATGGAGTATTTGAACGTAAAGGAAATCGCATCGTTGTTGGTAATAGTAGCGTATATCCTTCTGCAATACTTAAGGATCCGCAGAAATACTTCACCAAAGAAGTGATGGAAAAATTAGATTGGGCAGCAAGTCAAGAATATAAGTATGGATCATGAAAGTAGATTTATTTCCAACACCAGTTCGTAAATATAACGTACCAAATAACGATAAACATTTAAGTCACTGGACAAAAGAATATAACGATTCTAAATTTGAAGAGGTGTCTCCATTAGTTCTAGGATACACACATATAGATCGTAGATTGAGTGAAAGTTACATTGATATAATAAATGAGTTTGTAAATGATATTGGTGTTAGCGAAACACATTCTTATACCATACAATCCTATATTTTTAAATGTTTAGAAAAAGGAGAGGGTGTAGATTCTTGTGATTTTTTACCAAGTCACTATACATTTGTCCACTATCTTAATGACTGTAAGAAGTCAGATTTATTTTACCATCCATCAAAACAAATTGTAAGATCTTATGATCCTATTGGTGTTGCAGATTGGATATGGGATACAGGTTTGTATGTAAATGCAGGCGATGTTATAATATACCCATCTTATCTAGAAACTGCTTCTCCTAAAAATGATTTGACAGATCCTAGAATGACAGTTACACTACCTATAGTTTTAAGACTAAATGAGCAAGGTTGAAAATCTAGTAATTAAAAATCTTCTTCTTGATGAAGAGTATGTTAGAAAAGCTATGCCTTTTATTAAGGCAGAATATTTTTCTGAGATATTAGAGAAGAATTTATTCAATGTAATCAATAAGTATTTTACAGACTATAGTGCTTTACCTACAAAAGAAGCATTAGAAATTGAAATTGGACAACTGGGAAATATATCGGATGAACAACATAGACAAACTATACAATACATTCGAGATATTGATGATGAAAAATCAGAGTATGAATGGATATTAGATACAACTGAAAAATGGTGTAAAGAACGTGCAGTTTATCTTGCACTTATGGAAAGTATCAAGATAGCAGAAGGTAATGATGAGAAAAGAGCAACGGGTGCAATACCTAGTATACTTTCTGATGCATTGGCAGTAAGTTTTGACAACCATATTGGACATGATTACCTACAAGACTACGAAGAAAGATATGAATTTTATCATCAAACAGAAGAGAAAATTCCATTTGATTTAGAATTCTTTAATCGCATAACAAAAGGAGGTTTGCCTAATAAAACTCTCAACATTGCTCTTGCGGGAACTGGTGTAGGTAAGTCTTTGTTCATGTGTCATGTTGCTAGTAGTGTTCTTCTTCAAAGTAAAAATGTTTTGTACATTACTTTGGAAATGGCAGAGGAAAAAATTGCAGAAAGAATAGATGCAAACCTATTGAGTGTAGATATACAACAACTTGATCAATTACCTAAGATGATGTTTGAATCTAAGGTAAATAAAATTGCAAAGAAAACACAAGGTCAATTAATTGTCAAAGAATATCCTACTGCATCTGCTAGTGTAGGACATTTTAGAGCATTGTTAAATGATCTTGCTCTTAAGAAAGCATTCAAACCAGATATTATATTCATTGATTACTTAAACATCTGTGCATCTTCACGTTATTCAAAATTAGGCAATGTCAACTCCTACTCCTACATCAAAGCAATCGCTGAAGAACTCAGAGGACTTGCAGTTGAAGCAAATGTACCTATCGTATCTGCTACTCAGACCACTCGTTCTGGTTATGGTAGTAGTGATGTGGATCTTACCGATACAAGTGAGTCCTTTGGTTTACCTGCTACTGCTGACCTTATGTTTGCTCTTATCTCTACCGAAGAGTTAGAAGATATCAATCAAATTATGGTAAAACAACTTAAAAATAGATACAATGATCCCACTCTTAACAAAAGATTTGTTGTTGGTATAGACCGTGCAAAGATGAGACTGTATGATGTAGAACAATCAGCACAAAATGACATTGTAGACGCTAATCAAGACATAGATATAAAATCATTGAAAGACGACATCTCTAAAAAATTTGCTAAGTTAAAAGTATGAGAGTAGCAGCAATACAATATGGAAATCATGATTGTTCTGCTTGCATATA